ATGTCCTGAGCATCATCAAGGTAATCAAGGAGTGCATCACAATACTAAACTATTTGAGGAACGATTTGGTACACAAGAAGATTTACTTGATTGGTACTTGCAAAACATAACCGAGTAAAGTAGAATATAATAACCTAAACAAATGGAGAAAAAAATGAACACAGAGACAATATCAAAACAGATATGGGACACACTTAGTCCTATTGATTGCAGTAAACATGTAGAAAAGAAAGGTAGTGGTAACTTTGTAGCTACCTATCTATCTTGGACTTGGGCATGGGGAATCTTAATGGAGAACTTTCCTAAATCTTTCTATGAGTTTGCGCCTAACGAAACACATGCAGACGGGACAGTTACAGTACATTGTATTGTTAATGTTAATGGAATCATAAGGAAGATGTGGTTGCCTGTTATGAATCACATGTTTAAAGCTACAGTTAATCCTGATGCTAGACAGATTAGTGATGCCAAGATGAGATGCTTAGTTAAATGTATAGCTATGTTTGGACTTGGTCATTACATCTATGCAGGAGAGGACATACCGTCAGCAGATAAAGAAAAGAGTTCTGAGAAACAGGTAAAGAAAGAATCAAATGAAAACCAAGTACCACCTAAACATCAGACCAATGAGGTAAAGGACAGTATCAAAGGTGACTTAGAAAAATTAAAAGCTGACCTTAATAAAGTTAAAGATATCAAAGATGGAGTAGAGAAACTTGGGCAGTCTATATAATTTAAGAGCCAGTCAGATAGCAAGAGTCATAGGGAATGATGACTATTGTTCAAGGCAGAATCATTTTGCTATTCTGATTGGTGATAAAAAAGACAACCCTGTTAATGAAATATTTACATCACACGGGCATGAGTGTGAAAAATATGGAGTAGCGCATGTCATGATTGCTACCCAATCTCTCGTTGTTGACTGTGGCTCTGAATTATTAGGGTCACAGGTTACGATGACAGAAGATTACATGAGTACAGATGACACGTTAGTGCAGTTATCTTGTACTCCTGACGGTTTCATTGATGAGAAAAATTCAGTGGTTGAAATCAAATCACCGTATTTTGTGCAGGAAGATTTTGATAAATATATTAAAAGATATTTACCACAAGTATATTTCCAACAGTATCTTGTAAGAAGAAGTAGTAGGAAGAATAATGCTGACGGTACATACTTTTGTATATATCAAATGGGTAACACAAAGTTATATTATATACCTTACAATGAGGACTATATTAATAACTATATGTTACCAAAGGTAGATGAGTTTGCTAGATACTTATTGAAAGGTAGTCTTGACAAAGACTTCTTAACAAAAAGAAAGAGCAAAGAATCATTCATATACAACGGGGAGGTGCAATACAATGAGTGCATTTAAGTTACCAAGTATTGAGCTAGAACAATTAGTAGATTATGTAGAGAAACTTGGACTACAGAAAGCTGAAGCTGAGAGAGAACTACATAAGCTAACTGAAAATAAAAAGGTTGCTATGGCAGTAGCATTACTTAATTGCGCTGATGTTAAAGGAACACAGGCGCACAAAGAAGCTATTGCTATGACAGATGAGGGTGTTGTTATGTATATAGATAAGATAGCAGATGCTAAGAAATTAGTAACTGAACTTACCAGTAAGATATCAGCACAAGAACATAGGTTAAGATTGTTTCAAACTCTAAGTGCTAATGAACGTAGAGAGAAAGGATTTTACCAAAGACTAGGAGATTAATATGGCAAAGTATATAAACCTTGCAATTAAAAATGCAGACACAGGAGAGAGAATATACATTAAGTTATTCACTAACGATAAAGAGTATGGTGAAATCAATGAAGTGTTATTCAAGAAAGTAAAGATAATAAGTGAGACTGAAAACAGAAATGCGCAATCATTTATGGGTAACAGTAAGTACAAGAACTTAAACAAAGAGGGTAAGGATTTTACTATCAATACTAAAGATACATATGAGTTCTCGGGTTGGTTAAAAGAAGATGATTATGAAACTAAGAAAAAGATAGATGAAATAAAAGAAGTATTCGATGGGAGTGGTACACCGTTTTAGAATTGCATGACGATGCAAAGGAAACACAACAAACCTAGTGTTTCTTCATAGGTAGATACTGCGGAGGTGATTTTAGAATTACATACTAGTTTAAACAGACGGCTGTTGGTTACTTAATTCGCTTAGTTTGGATTCTAAAGGTGAACTCTTAAACAGGCAGTATTTATCTATGGCATATAAACAAAGGAGAAAATAATGGAAGAAAAAAAACAAACGTATTGGGACACATGGTATTCACGTCCTGAAAACAGGGAAAGAAAAAAACAATATGCAAAGGAAAGGTATTATAAAAAGAGAGATGATATCTTAAATAGAAAAAAGGATAGGTTGTCTAATGAATCAGATGAACAAAGACAAGCTAGACTACAAAAGATGAGGGAATATTATTATTCAAGAAAAAACAATGACAATCAAGATAGATAAAGATATACCTATTAGAGAGCCAGGTAGACCTGTGCTAAAAAAGTATGAAGAATACTATGATACTGTAGATATTATGGAACATGGGGATTCTTTTGCTGTAGATAGTATGAGGACTGCACAAGCTATGAGAGAATATTCTTACACAAATAGGTTTCGTTTGAAAAATAAAGATGCTAAGATTGTAACTAAACAAATGTCCTCTAACGAGTACAGGGTGTGGAAAATATTTGAAAGCTGAAATGCTATCTATGTTATGCGCTAAGTCAATGAACCTTGAAGTGAGTTCACGTAACCATGACGCAGTAACAACAGAAGATATAGCACACTTCTTGGGTACTTGTAAACTTAAGAACAGAGAATACGATATACTCATGGCTAAGTATGTAGATAGTCATGAGTCAAGAACATCTTTATATGATGACATCTTTATAGAATGTTGTGATATCTTTATGAAAAACCACAAAGCTAGTGAGCTAAGAGGAGAGAAGTTCTTTATGAGGATGTTTATCTACCTAGCATTTCGTGAAATCTTTTATGAATCTTGTTTTGTATGTCAAGGCAGAGGAACAATATCAAACGGAGATAGGATAGAGAAGTGTATGCATTGTGATGGGACAGGACAATTTATATATGATGATGATAATAGACCTGAGTTCATGGGAATAGAAAAAGAAAAGTTTATGAAGTTTAAGAAATCATATATGGAAATGTTAAACATGATTAGAGATATAGAATTAAGTGCGCTAAGTAAGATAGGGGATGAGTAATGACAACTGCGTTAGTAAGAATTAAAGATGATAAACAACTGGTTGGTATATTTACTTACCAAACAGAATATGTTGGAGAATTATTTAATTTAGTAGACCAATGTATGAACCCTAATGAATGTGAATATATAGAGATTCATTACGGTGGGTTCTACTGGTTTGATAAAGTAGATTCCATAAAAGGATTAAGTGAAATGACTGACAGAGAAATAAACGAGGGACAGCGCTATGATAATGCTACCCCATGTGAATATCTTTGTGATACTATGAATGATGCAGAGGATATGTGGCATGACATTGATAGAGAAACTTAAATGGTTCAGTTCGTTTGTATTAACTATAGGAATTATACTCACCTCGTATAATATTTACCCTGCTAATCTCTATGTTCAGGTGGTCGGGGTACTCGGTTGGTTGTTAACGGGTATCCTGACTAGAGATAATCCACTCATATTTATTAATTCAGTAGCTTTTGTTGTTCTTGTGTCAGGTATTGTGTACTCTTGGGAGAATATAGGGGGCTAGAATGGACGTTATCACGTTTATTCTAATTCCCTATATCAATAGTACCGACTAGTGAGTAACTCTATTGTCGTCCTCTGTAGATACCTTATCTGAGCTATCAATGTTTTCCTCTGATGTAGCATCTTGAATTGCTGATAACTTAGGTGCAAGGGTAGGAATCTTAGCAACAAGTCCTTGTAATTCCTCAATCAGCTCAGCATCTGACTTATGTTTGTTATCTTCCATGTTGATATTAATATTTTGTGATGAGTAGTTACCCAATTCTAATATTAATTTAGCGCAGTTAAGACGTACTGAGTCTTGGTCTGAATGTAATAGGTCTTCAAGTACATTGATTGCCTTACCTGATACAGATGTAATTCTTTCTTCGTTAATCTTTCTGATTTCTTTTTCGTATTTTCTTTTTAGATAGTATCCCATTTGAGATGGGTTCTTATTATATCCTGCTTTCTGTGCTGACTTGGTTGCATTAGCCAGTGTATCTCCACTTGTAAAATATTCTACAAATAGTTTTTCTTTCTTCTCATCTGCTACTCTCATTCTTCCACCTTTTTTAATAGCCACTCTCTGAGCTTGTTCGTTTGATGTTCAGGTACTGGTATATCAAGTCTGAATTTAATCCATGACTTGTCCAATACTAAACTCCCATCTATATCTGTTCCCTCTTTATCACCTGATATGTGAGAGACTATAGTTATAGTTTTATCATTTTCCTCAACTATTAAACCGAGTGATACACAGTCAGCTAGTTCAGGTTTTAATTCTTTTATGTTCGTCCACCCTGATGTTGGGGTGACTGCGTCCTCCCAATTTAGAAAAGTAATTATTGGTTGCATTATTTGTTCCTTAAATAATTAAGATAGTCAGCGCCCTCCTCAACTTCCCAAAATACTTTGATGAAGTCAGGATGGTCTTCTGTGAGTTCGGTATTAAATACAGCAACAGCACAAGCTGACATCATCTTACATGGTAGATTTAATTGCTTTGCGAAGTTGTCGTATTTCTTATATGAACCTACCTGTACACAGTGCATAATTTTATCTGAGTTAGCATCCTTGATAGGACTATAACCTGATACATGAGTATGACCTGCTATAAGTAAGTGGTCTCTTGCATTGAACAATGCGTGTTTAACAATACCATGAGCTGTATTGTACATTGAGTGTCCTCTGAAGTTATGAGAACAATTTACCTTTATTTCGTGTTTAGGTAGTTTGATTTTAAGTCTTGCGTTGTGGTTAGAATATACAGTCTTTAGAGGTTTGCACATCCAAGTAATCGGATCACCTTCCATAGCCCACATGTCATGGTTTCCTGCAACGATAAATATATAAGGTGTTGCATTGACTAACCATTCAACTAACTGCCATTGTTGTTCGCCATTAGTTGTTTGGTCTGCCCATAATCCTGCTAACTTACCACGTCTAGCCCAGTTATTAGACAAGTCACCAACAGAACAAGCATACATACCATCTGTTTCATTAACTATATCTATATGCTTTCTAAGTGATACCCAATCACATCCATCATCATCAACGTGTGGGTCTCCCTGTATATATAATCCAATAGGTTTCTTATCATCTATCTTTATGTTGATAAACTTTTCAGACTTCTCTCTGGCTTCTTTTCTTTTAAATACTTCTGTTCTTGCATTGATGAGTTCTTCTGTAGACCAATCAAGATTTTCAGTTTGTTCTAATTCGTAATTCTTTATAACTTCAGGGTTTTGTGTTTTCTTATTACAAGTTCTACACTTCCACCTTTTTCTTTGTTTTTCTGAGCCATCTGTACCTGCTTTGATTAGATGGGTTGATTTACAATGAGGGCAACATAAAGCATTACCATCTTCATTTCTTTGTATGATACCTACTCTACTGTAGTTACCACCATTATTATGGATTTGGCTTGTCATTTGTTTTTTTCCTGTTTAATTAAATATTCGAGATACCACTTAGCTTTCTCTAAGTCTTGTATAGGGGTTCCTTTGTAAGGGAATCGGGTAACATATTTTACGATGTTCCCACGAACATAATCCATATCCCATGACCTGATGTATTCAATCGTCTCTATGCCCTTGGTATAATGGGCAGGTCGATTAATAAGGTCTTCTTTCTTCTTCATCTATTTTATCCATGATTTCATCCCAGGTAATAGGTTCGCAATTTAGAAAAACTACGCCCCCATATTTATAGTCAAGTCTATTATTTATCCTCGACTTAATGCTGATTTCTGCTTTGGGATCAATCGCATGGATTGCTTTGATGATTTGCATTTCCCTTTTTGTGTAGGGAATATTTGCACTCATAGTTATCTCCTATTAGTTTAAGCATATATCCATCTAGTGATGTAATATGACATAACCAATATAAGTATAAACTCTAAGACTGATAGTTCAGGTCTTAGATATTTCGTTCTTACCTTACTTAATAAGAACTTAATTATCCTTATCATCGCATTAAAGGATTACTATTTCTAGCTTTTAAACCCTCTAATTCTGTTCTAAGTATTGATAATTCTTTTTCTAAAGGCGTTATGTCTGGAACTGTTCTGGACTCAACTACCTCTAATCTGTTTAAAATCTGCCCTACTTGAACAAACAGTCCACCTAGTGTAATAACTAGCCCTAATACTGCTCCTATTGTCTTGAAATCCATAGTCTGTCCTCATAAGATTGATTTGAATAAATGTTTCTAATATCAACATAGGTATTGTTTGTATATGTACCTATATCAATACTTTGTAATTCGGGTTGTATAAATATGTCTGAGTTTACTTGTGCATATTTATTGATTTTGCTTGGTTTTTGCATAGCTTTAGCAGTTAGTATTTGTACTGCTTTGAGCTGACCATCTATTGTCTTTATCTTTTCTGCTACCTTTATAGATATATCTTCTACTGTAACTTCAACACCCCTACTGTTGTCTTGTGTGCTTTCAGATACTCCTGCTGGTTCTGTTTCGATAGCTTCTCCTGTATCTTCACCCACTCTCGTATCTCTTTCTGTTTCTTCGACAACTTCTTCTTCATAGATTTCTTCCTCTATAACTTCGTTAGATAAGACTATTGTATCTTCTATAAATTGTTCTTCAACTGTAGGTTCTTCGAATGTTTCTACAAAGGTTTCTTCGATGATAACTTCGTTTATTATTGGTTCATTGTACGAAGAAACTTCGAAGTCAGGTTCGAATGTTACTTCAACTATATCTTCGTATATCTCTGCAATCTCTGATTGTGTTGTTGCATCTATGACTACAGGATCATATTCAATAAATAACGTAGGATTCTTTAAGTCTGCAGCATAGTGATATGGAGAGTTCGATTCCTCAAAAAACGAAAATTTGGCAGAAATACTATAATCTTGTTGGGTAACAGAGTCTATATGGATAGAATCTGTGTAGGTTGTAAAGTATCCATCTTGCCTATCTATCGTCCTA